TTACATTTGTATGATTTTGGAATATTTTTAGAGTTAATGCCGGATGAAGAAGAGAAAGCTGTATTAGAAAACAATATACAAATGGCCTTACAACAAGGTAGCGTAGACCTTGAAGATGCTATCGATGTTAGAGAAATTAGAAACGTAAAACTTGCTAATCAAGTGCTTAAGATTAGAAGAAAGAAAAAGATGGAGCAAGATCAACTAATGCAGCAACAAAACATTCAAGCTCAAGCACAGGCTAATGCTCAAGCGCAACAGGTCGCAGCTCAAGCTGAAGTTCAAAAAAATCAAGCAATTACACAAAACAACGCTCAGTTAGAGCAAGTAAAAGCTGGGTTAAAGACTGAACAAATGAATTTAGAAGTTGAGCATAAAATGAAGTTAATGCAATTTGAGTTTGAAATAAATCAAAGGCTTCAACAAATGAATATGGAGCAAGTTGACATGAAAGAAACGATGAAAGAAGATCGTAAAGATAACAGGTCAAAAATGCAAGCGTCACAACAAAGTGAGCTTATAGATCAAAGATTAAACAAAAAACCACCTAAAAACTTTGAGTCATCAGGTAATGATATACTAGGTGGAGATTTTGGTTTAGGAAGATTTGATCCTAGTTAGAATTTATTAATTATTATTATATTATATTATGGAAGAAGAAAATGAAAAAGTAGTCGAAGAGACTACCCAAGAAACGACTGAACAAGTCGATGAAAGTAAATTTGAATCTGCTGGAGACGACAGTGTCATCAAGGTAGATTTAAGCAAACCAATAGAACCAGAACAAAATGAAGAACCAAAACAACCTGCGAAAGTTGAAACAAGTTCAACTGACGACAGCGGAGTGGTTGCAAGCGCTGAAGATGCCGAGCCCACACAAGAACAAGAAGAAGTACAACCGGAAGCTGAAACACAAGAAGCTCCAGTATTAGAAGAAATTACTGAAGAAGAAGTTGAAAAGGTTGAAGAACAGGTTGAAGAAGCTATAGCAGAAGCTGAAGCTACTGGAAAACCTTTGCCAGAAAACATCCAAAAGTTAATGGACTTTATGGAAGATACTGGTGGTGATTTAAATGACTACGTTAAGCTTAACAAAGATTACAGTGAGATGGATAATCAAGATCTACTTCACGAGTACTACAAGCAAACTAAACCTCATTTAAACAATGAAGAAATTAACTTCCTTATGGAAGATCAATTCTCATTCGACGAAGATGTAGACGACGATAGAGATATACGTAGAAAGAAATTAGCGCTTAAAGAGCAAGTTGCCAGCGCTAAAAGCCACCTAGACGGGCAAAAGTCTAAATACTATAATGAAATCAAAGCTGGAAGCAAACTTACAAGTGAGCAACAAAAAGCAATTGATTTCTTTAATAGGTACAACAAGGAGTCAGAAGCAACTCAAAAAATAGCTGAAAAACAAAAATCTACTTTTTTAAGTAAAACTGAAAATGTTTTTAATGACAAGTTCAAAGGTTTTGAATATAACGTCGGTGATAAAAAGTATAGATTTAATGTAAACAATGCTGAAGAGGTTAAAAATACCCAAGGTGATATTAATAATTTTGTCAAGAAGTTCTTGAACGAAAACAATGAAATGTCAGATGCCAAAGGTTATCATAAATCTCTATACACAGCAATGAATGCAGACGCTGTTGCGAAACACTTTTATGAACAAGGAAAAGCAGATGCTATGAAAAATAGTATTGCAAAAGCCAAAAACGTTGATATGAATCCAAGACAAAGTCATGGAAAAATTGAAGCAGGTGGCATGAAGTTCAAGGTGCTAGGTGATAACTCTTCTGATTTTAAGTTTAAAATTAAAAACAAAAAATAACAATTTAAAAAAAATTTAAAATGGCAATTACAAGCAATTACACGCCTACTCCTGCTCCAATAAAGCAGACGTTAGCCTCAGCTTACCTAGACTTTACAGGTGGCACAGGTACTGACTGGGCAAGACAATACGTTCCAGACTTGATGGAGCAAGAAGCTGAAGTTTTTGGAAACAGAACTATTTCAGGTTTCTTATCACAAGTTGGGGCTGAAGAATCTATGACTGCTGACCAAGTTGTTTGGTCTGAGCAATCAAGATTACACTTATCATACGAAGGTACTACAGGTGGTACTGGTACGACTTTGACAATTACTAAAGATGCTGATGGTGGAACTCCTGGTACTGATGTATATTCTACAAAAGATCACGGTGTTAGAGCTGGTGACATGTTGATCGTAGCTAACGCTTCTGTAACATTAAAATGTTTTGTACTTTCTGTACATGCAACTACTGGTGTTATAACTGTGGATGTTTACGATAGAGCAAACATGACTTCTTCTTCTGGTATTGCAGATTCACAAACTGTTAAAATATTAGTTTATGGTTCTGAATACGCAAAAGGAGCTGTTGGTAGAGACTCTACAAACAAAGCAATGTTCAAATCTTACGACAACAAACCAATCATTATAAAAGATAAGTATGACATCTCAGGATCTGATGCTTCTCAAATTGGTTGGGTTGAAGTTTCTGGTGAAGCTGGTCAATCAGGCTACTTATGGTACTTAAAATCATCTGGTGATACTAGATCTCGTTTTACTGACTATATTGAAATGGCGATGGTTGAATCTCAAAAAGCTTCTGTTACTATCACAGCAACTCAAACTAACGCTACTGGTACTATAGCTGGTACTGAAGGTTTATTCGCTGCTATTGAAACTAGAGGTAATGAAACTACTGGTGTAACTGGTGTTAACGCTGCAACTGATTTAGCAGAGTTTGACTTGATGTTAGCTGAACTTGATAAAAACGGTGCTATCGAAGAAAACATGATGTTTGTAAATAGAGCAACTGCTCTTGCAATGGATGACATGTTAGCTTCTATGAATTCTTACGGAGCTGGTGGTACTTCTTACGGAGTATTTGATAACTCTGAAGATATGGCGTTAAACTTAGGTTTCTCTGGTTTCAGAAGAGGTTCTTATGATTTCTATAAGTCAGACTGGAAATATCTAAATGACTTATCTACTAGAGGTCTTATAAACGCTCAGGATACTGTTAATGCTATTAGAGGCGTTATGATTCCAGCTGGTGTATCTTCGGTATATGATCAAAACTTAGGTAAAAATCTTAAGAGACCGTTCTTACATGTTAGATACAGAGCTTCTCAAACAGATGACAGAAAGTTCAAAAATTGGGTTACTGGTTCTGTTGGTGCTACTACTTCTGATTTAGATGCGATGGAAGTGCATTATTTATCTGAAAGATGTTTAGTTGTACAAGGAGCAAACAACTTCTTCTTAATGAACTAATCATTTATTATATTAAGGATCGAGGCTTCGGCCTCGACCCTTTCTTTTTATTAATTTATATTATATTATATTATGGCAAAAAAACAAAAAACAGAAAAGGTCGTAGAGCCTTTAATAGAAAAAGACTTCGAAGAAGTTAAAACACCGGTTATGGATATTCCAAAACCAAAAAAAGATACTTGGAAAATAAAAGATAGGCAATATTATCTAACGGGTAATAGATCACCTTTGAGTAAATCAATTAGATCATCAAACATATTCTGGTTTGACGAGAAAAAGGGTTATGAAAGAGAATTAAAACACACTTCAAATCAAAAAACCTGTTTTGTTGATGAAATGCAAGGAGAACAAAGGATGGAGCATATTGTTTTTAGAAATGGAGCGTTAATGGTTCCAAAAGAAAAAACAGTTTTACAAAAACTTTTATCTTTGTATCATCCTCATAGAGAGACTTTGTTTTTCGAAAGTAAACCAGCTCAAATAGCAGCGAATGAAATTGACGTTATAGAGATGGAAATAGAAGCGTTAAACGCAGCTCAAAACATAGACATAGATATGGCAGAAGCTGTCATGCGTGTTGAGATAGGTTCTAAGGTTTCAGAAATGAGCTCTAAAGAACTTAAAAGAGATTTATTATTGTATGCTAAGAGAAACCCAGGTTTGTTCTTAGATCTAGTAAATGATGAAAATGTTATGTTAAGAAACTTTGGTATCAAAGCGACTGAAATGGGAATATTAAAATTATCTCAAGATCAACGAACTTTTACTTGGGGTTCTAATGATAGAAAGTTAATGAACGTTCCATTTGACGAGCATCCTTATTCAGCTTTAGCCGCTTGGTTTAAAACTGATGAAGGTATGGAGATTTACTCCAATATTGAAAAAAGATTAAATTAATCTAACTGTAGATGCGGTCGCTCTACGGGGCGATTGCAAACTACAAAATTAAAAATAAATTATGGCAGTTAGTATAGATACAGTATATCAAAGAGTTTTAGCTTTAGCAAATAAAGAGCAGAGAGGCTATATAACACCTCAAGAGTTTAATCTATTTGCTAACCAAGCACAGATGGAAATATTTGAACAATATTTTTATGATATAAAAGAATTTA